CCCTGTGCCCAGGTAGCCACGGCTCCAAGATCGCAGACATATTCATAGGTTCCAACGTGCACAGTCTTGGTCCAGGGTGCCAGGAATACCTGTCCACCCAGCTGGCGCCAGCGTTTACAGAAGGTAAAGTCTTCGCTGGTATAGGCACGAGTCTTCTGGTCAATGCTGACATCAAAGAATGCATGTGCCTTGCGATGTGAATCAGTGATGCGAGTCATGGTCTTGGGGTCCATGGTTTCGGATCCGCCACTGATGATTTCAATCTCAGGCAATTCTGCGGCCATCTTCTCAAACACTTCGCGCTTGACCAACATTAAACCAGTGGCAATGCTTTCTACTTCAACAGGCTCATTGATGTTGAAGGTCAGGCTATCGCCAATGGGCTTGAAGGTGCTCTCGGCAACCACGGCATTGATCATGGGACCTGGAATCTCTGGTCGGGTAGCAACCACACCTTTAACAACATCCCAGTTAATCTTCTTCTTGGCATACTGTCCGCCAATGATGTCTTTATCGGCAGCAATCATGCGAACAACATCGTCGGCCTGGAAGCCCAGATCGGCATCTAAAAACAGTAAATGTGTGGCCTGACTCTTTAAAAATCCTTCTACCAGGATATTACGGGCCTTGGTAATCAAACTCTCGTTGGCAGCAATCTCAAATGCTGCCGGAATGCCCGATTGTCCTAGTTTGGTCAGCAGATTGATAAGGCTGATCATGTACATGTAATTGCACTGTCCACCAAACATGGGAGTCGCAATAAAGATGGATACTGGTTTGCGTTCCTGTGGTTTGTTGATAAAAAGCGGATTAAGCTTTTGCTGATTGCGCTGAGGCGGTTTAAATTTTGACAATTATATTCTCCAAGTCAAGTTTTTATATAGACAGCATGAACATCACGCTACATTTATATATCTAATTCTATGTGATAATTTGGTAAATGTCAATGGCTTACTTGAAAACAATCATGGCAAGCAAGAGACTTTGACTAAACCAACCCAGGCCATGCAGGACAGATCCAATGCCGTCCTTGATTATGACCGAACGAATAAAGCTGATCATGAGCGCAGCCTGCACCAGAATGACTATGTCCAGCCCCGGTGTACGATCAGTCAATCCAGTTAAAATTGCCAGGGCACTGGGAATGAATACGCTGTGCCCAATAATAATACCAATCCAGTTCAGGGTATCAATACCAATACCAGTCAATTTATTGCTGATTGTTTCGAATAATTCTTTCATGTTATCCTCTGTAAAAGATGTGACGACCGATTTTAGCAACCTTTTCTTTACGCCAGCCAGGGTTTACATAGTCGGCATGGTAGTACATGGCATCCTTGAGACCAGGTAATCTAAATCCTTCCAACAGAACCTTTTTAGCAACTTCATAGCTTTCATTGTATAGCTGTGGTGCCTTTACTCTTAATGTGGCTGGTGATTCACAGTACCAGCTGAACTGACAAACCACTCGATCATAGAACACGTTCTTTTGATAAACAACTCCACAGACGCTGCTGGCAAAATTGCCACTGGCTACTCTGTTCATGGTTACCTGTGCTACGGCTACCTTACCTTCAAAGGGCTCACTGGCCGATTCAAAGTAAATATTGCGTGCCAGGCAATCTAATTCTTTCATGCGAACATCGGCAGTTATTGGGTTGGCCAGATATTCGACTCGATAATTTTGCAATTGATTCGTTGTAATCAGAGTTACAAAGAACAAGGCCAAGATACTTCCTACTACAGGTACTAGATATTTAATTTTGTCTAGCATAATTTTCTCCGTGGTTAAAGAATAAACAGCGGCACAAAATGTACCGCTGCCTCCCTTATCAGGCAGACTTTTTGCTTGTGGCTTTAGGATCTACGGTTATGTTGGAAACGAAGCCATTCAAGACCTGGGCCTTGGCTATGATATCGTTTTCTGAGGGATAGGCTGGGAAGCCTGGATGGTCGGGGATGGTCCCGCCATTGAGTTTAGCAGATTCGACCTTGGTTTGCCAGTCGTTGCTAACTTGTTCACGCTTACCGAAATAATCATCGGCCAGCATGTCTTTCGCCATTTTTAATAGTTCAAGGCGAATCTCGAACGGTGTCATGTTTGACATTTTACTTCTCCTGTGTTGTGTAAAGTGTGTGGCAGTTTTATTGGGATCTGCCAACCCCATGCGATTATTTATATATCAGCGATTTGCGATATACATGGTAATTTCAAAGCCAAAACGCATATCTGTTGCTGCTGGTGTTGTCCACATAGTATTCTCCAAGGTTATACAAGCAAATCGCCTGTCATATATCTATACCAATCACTGATACAGAAAATCATTGTTTTTAGAACTTAAAACCAACACTGGCATTGATGGCATTGTAGTTGCTGTCGCCACGTACCTGATCATAGCCCACACCAACAAAATAGTTCTTGGTGAAGGCATATTCAGCACCGGTGCGCCAGGCACGAGTTGTATCGGCATTGCCACCATCCAAGGCGCTGCGATAACGATAACCCAGTTTAACCGACAGGGCCGGAGTTACTGCATACTTGATGCCTGGTTCGGCACTGTAGTAGCTATAATTGGTAGAGCTCTTGAATTTTTCACCAACGCCAATGCGGCCATAGGTGCTCAAACCACCGGCTACTGGCACGGTACCAGTAAGACCAGCTTCCAGACGATTGTCGCTCAAATCATTGTCGGTGTTGGTCTTTTGACGCAGACTGAAATCAGCTTTGAAGGTCTGATTTAAGTCTGTACCCATGGTTACCTTGGTGGCACGAGCATCTGCTGTACCATCAACACCATCACGGCTGCTATATTCAACGCTACCAAAACCACCGGCATGGACTGCACCGGCCAACATCATTGCAAAAATTAAAATATACTTCTTCATAAACACTCCTGGTTACTTTTTAACGGGTTTCTTTTTGGCTTCCGCCGCTTTCTCCTTTGCCGCTGCCTTTTCTGCGTCCTTCTTTTTCTTTTCTGCTACAGGATCGCGTTTAGGCTTTGGTACAGGTTTCTTTTCTGCCGCAGGTTTGGCTGCGTCAGCTTTGGTTACTGCTGGTGTGGCTACAGGTGCTTTCTTGGCTGGCTCTGCTGCCAAGACATTCAAGGACAGGGCTGTAATTACTGCTGCAATAAAAATTGATCTCATCATGATCTCCTAGTTAGTAAAATGGTAGGTTATTCTGTTACGAGGAAACCTACCGAAACCCTAGGCAGTGTTTAGGCTGCCAATGCGAACTGTTCGTCGTTTGCGTTTACGTGTTTGCTTGATTTACGGTCATCGCCTACCGTGTTGCCGTCGCCACTATCTAACCCCGTCGAAACCATGTCAGGCCCATCAAAAGAAAACTTGAATCCTTTCACGGTAGCGTCCATTGCTGGTTGTGCTGTAGATGCATCTACTCAAATTTTCTTATGGTGGACCTGGCGGGAGTCGAACCCGCGTCCGAGATTCCTTCGTCTTGAAGGGATTACAACAATTCAGTTATTTAGCCATGTCTGCCAGTTCACGATAGCCATTGTATGTTGGATGTATGCGATCTGTCGATAGCATTCTCTCCGATATCAGTATAATTGTATCATCATATTCTCGGGCTATTTCTCTGACAATGGCCTGCTTCATGGGCTTGATTGGAGGAATAATCCAGTATACTCGGGTACCTTTGACAATCTTTTCCCGCAGTTTAATCAACTCAGCTTCGGTGTTAAGGCCGGCAAAGTCATTGGTGCCCAGACTAATAATGGTGGTGCGGGCCGGCATGATGGCGAATCTGCGATTCCAATCCTGACTATTGATGCCACTCTTTACCTGGGCCACACATTCGTGTCGTATATTGCTGACACCATAGGCTATGCTGTCGCCAACAATTAAACAATCAATCATTTTGAATAGGCTCTTTGTAGTGAAAAAAGGTCTGTATGGAATATCGGTCATTGCTGGTGGTGGGCAACTCAGCACGCAACGTCATCCAATTGGTGGGGAACATGATCAGCTGACCAGCCTGGGGGCGAATCTCTATGCGTTTCTCTGCCCGATAAAATACCAGCTCGCCGCCCTCGGCCACATCATTGAGATTCCAGATACAGCCCAGGAAACGCTTGGCTGACAGATGACTCATGACATCGCAGTGTGGAACATGACGATCGCCACTGACCTGATGATAGCAGCGCATTCTAAATTCTTCAAAGTCATGTGCAGGAATCTGATCCACTCCAATGTAGCAATCTTCCCAGTAACGATCTTTATGAGTCAATACACTTTGAAAGACGTCGGCAATGTCCCAGTCATTCTTGCTTACATTGATTTCTGTGCAGTGATGATATTCGTTTTCCTGACGATACTGCTGCTCTGTGGCCGCATCAAAGCTGTTGATCAATGACTGACATTGATCCGCAGTCAATGCATTGTCATATACTCTGATATAGTCCGACAAGTTTAGTTGTTTATTTAATACGTCGTATTCTTTAATCATATAACCCTTCTTAACTGGCCACCCACCATTGTATATTAGGTTGTGGCTTCTGTCAATGACTGGTTCTCCATTTCGTACTGTTCACGTACTTTTAACAGAGGCTTGGTCCAGACATCTCTATGTTGTTTAAATACCTGCACCGTGCAGTCTTCTTCTACCGCCACCAGAACCACCAGCTGAGTAATGGGGATGAAGGTTATTTCTTCATACATGATGGCATAGGCTGCGCACTGCATGAAGTAACTGTGAATCCATTCTTCCTGTTTGGGCTTGGTTGACGTCTTGAAGTCAATGACACTCAATTTACCATCATACTCACCAATGCAGTCCACTGTACCGGCCATGCGCAGATGATGGCTAAACATACGAGTCTCCTGACAATGTATGTTGTTGATTCGATTTAACTCAGGTCGAATGCTGCCAAACATTTCCTGCACCAGGGGGCTGTAGTTGCCGATCTTGCCCCGTGCCGGCACTGCCGTGGGGGAGTTGTTTAGATAGGCTTCGATGCGATTGTGTACACCGGTACCACGACCAGCAGCCACTCGAGCAATCGTGTTGGCGTTTTCAGCACCAACACGTTTACGCCAATTGGCTATGGCTTCACGCCCCAGGATGCTGAGCACAGTTGTGACACTGGGATACTTCTCTCCCGTGGGTGTGTTGTAGAAACGCACACCGTTGGGAGCAGTATACTGTTCAATTACTGGTAATCGTTTTTTCCCTAAACCAAAACCTACGTGATTAAATATAGGGGATAATGTATTGTCGCCAGGGTTTAATGTCATCGCCGTCTGCTTTAAATAATTCAATAAATGAAGGATCAACCAATTCAGGATGAACCCACCAGTCTTCAAAATTCTGATTGTCCAGATTGGGAGATGCACTGATGTTGGACACTACCAGTTCATATCCCTGTGCACGTAAATACTCACGACTGGCATCTCGGATCTCTGGTCCATGAGCATAGCAGTCATGTTCAAAGGTAATGATGCCAAATCGCAGTCCCTGACCAATGACTCGTTGCAGAGCAGCAAAGGTTACTGTGGGTGGTTCACAATCACAGCTCAGATAATCGATGTCTGTGGATTCAATGCCTGCGTCCCTCAACATCTTGACATAGTCGGCCTGCAGGGCATCGCCCAGCACTGCTTTACTGATTCTATTGGCATTATAGTCGGCAACAAACTCTCTGTCAATATCAATACCTGTACCTCGCCAACCAAAATTGCGTTCCAAGATACAGGTATTGTTCAGGTCCTCACCAAAGCAGCTACCAATCTCAAGATAAGTGCCTTCGCGCATACCATTAAACATACTCAATACGAAAATATCCTGCCCCGCCTGACTCCAGTTGTGTTCAATGGTTTCACAGTCTGGAAAACGATATCTAAGTTGTGCTGCTTGGTGTTTTGTGTACATATTAAGAACTCAATACCTGAATGTTATGATTAAAGTGATCGGTGCGTTCCTTCAAACCCAGTGTACCACCATTGATTTTCTTGGTCAATGTGGTCATGTCCTGTTTGTCGGCCCACTGGTTTAAGTTGTTTTTCCACCAGAACCAGGCCGCACTTTCAACAGCACCCTCCAGAGACTCCAGATAAAGTATGGCGTCTTCCATGGTATCAAACCCCAGATCAGTCTGGAAAGCTGCATAGTTGTCATGACCGGTAAGCTGGATGGCACCGCGGCCGCGATATTTCCAACCATCGCCACTGGCCTCAGGACCATTGCCCATGCGATCCGAATATACCTTGTTGGCTATGGCTTCGGGATTGCGGTTATAGGGCGCAGCCGCTGCTTCTGATGGAAAGCGTTTAGGCCAGGTTGATGCCAGACCCTTGGCTGAGTAGTTTAAATTTTCCTGCAGCACAGTAAAGTCTGCACTCTCATGACCACATTGTGCCAAAAAAGCTGCCACGCGTTCCGGAGTAGTAATCTCATAGCGTGGTAATACGGCTTCTAGAGCTGCTGCCAATGCTGCGGGATTTTTGTGACGTGGGCTGCACTCACGCACCTTGTCTGCGGTTAGTTCGAAGTCGAAAGACATTGTTGTTATCCTTTACAAATAAAGTTTGTTATAATGTTCAATCAGGTTTGGATGACGATCCCATTGATGTATAACGGCTGGAGTCTTACCATAGACGCTTACGCGACCATCGGCAAGAACCTTGATTTGGTTGGGATGGGTCAGACAAATTGTGGCAACGCCATCGGCATTTTCCTGCTTGGTGTGCGGTAATTTATCTTTGTGGAACAGGTAGTTGTGCGGAGCCTGCTCGTCGGGAATACCACCCACCTGCATCATCTTTTCCAGACTACGCTCATTCATTAGAGCAACAATGTAGTCCTGAATAGCCTGTGCTGTTCCCAGAGTGGTGCCCGAACAGATGATGCGCTTGTCTTTGAATTCAGCGGCAACTGCTGCACCATAGTTATTGGTTAGAATAGATTTATTGAATCGTTCATCGCAGGTCCAGTCTGGATCTTCCATGAAGCAGTGCAGTTCACCGTCGGCAAGCTCGTCAAAAATATTGCCCTGCAGAGCCACATCACGTATGTCGGTCAAAAAGACACGGTTAAAGTGACCCCGATGTTCCATGAGTATGTCGAGATATTTAAAATAACGTGTGTTGTGAATTGCTGAAGGTATAAAATACCCGGCTGTAAAGAATCTAAGATCAACACCGCTGTCAATCAGGTAGTTAAATTTTTCTTCGGATACATCGGGCTCAACCAGTAAAATAAGTCTGACATCAGAACAATACTTCTTCCAGCTCTCGACAAAAACTTTGATCTGGTCTGCTTTATACCCCCAGGCAGTACCAAGTATTACATTTTCTTTTTCCATAATTTCCTCAATCGTAAATCATTAAACTGTTGGGACCAATTGCGCCATAAAGATGTGTATTCTTCAACTCAACGGTCTTGTCGGGTCCAATGTGTTTGTATAGCAGATGCTCAAGGTCTATATACTTGCCTTCATCGGCAATGGCATGAACATCTTCTAGCATGTCCGTGTATTTATCCCTGGTCGTCTCCAGCAGAGTTGGACACACACTCCACAATCGACTGGAATAGAAATATGGAATGCCACCCTCGGTATTCCAGGTAGGATCACGCTGACGGAACACCCAATGATCATGATGATAGTGTTCGGCTGGATCAAACAATGGGCTTAGCTGATAGCGTCCACTGATCTTGAATATACGATCGGTGTTGCGGGCAATCTCCAACTCTGGATGAGATATCAGCCCATTCAACACCGATTGAGTCAGAGTCAGCTCGGCAATGGTCTTGGCCACACCATTGGTACCACCCATTTCAGTACGGTTGGGATTGCCATTCATGATCTCATGCAGATATAGAATCTGTTCATCCTTGGTCATGTCAATGAAAGCATTGCTGCGCTGCTTCAAGGCCTGGAAGGCTGGCGAGTCATCCACATGAGTTCCACCTTCAACAATGATGGTAATGGCATCAGGAAAGAATTTACGAATGGAGTCAATGGTAGACAGTGTCTGCATTACTCGAATTTCTGCAGGGAAAATTCCTGCACCAGTATGAATTGCGCTGGTAATTATAAAGGTAGTTTTCATACGTAGATGTGTTGGATTCCTGTTGTATAACCTGGATCAGCTGAACGAATATGACGATGCAGCTGACTGCATACCAGATCCACCTGTGATTGATCACTGAACTTAAATCGAGCCGGGAACTCTAATCCAGCTGTCAGACAATCTGTCAGTGTACGATTAAAAGAATAGAAGGTAACATTGTCACGATTCAGATTCTCTTTGTACTGGCAATAGCTAAATGGACCGCTGTTCTTACCAACAATCAATTTAGCACCTTTGCTCAGATAGGCAATCTGATTCAAATCGCTGCCTATGCCATGAATGTCTCCGGTATAGAACATATTCTTGGCTCTTAGACCAAAGTCATAGGTACAGACAAAGGTTTGTTCTGGAAAATCCAGCAGTAGTTTTTTTACAATGGGTTTAAAGTCGCCAACCGCACTCTGTCCGCTCAGGGCACTGCCATTGCAGATTAGATTAAATTTGTCATGGCTATCAATAAATTCCTGTGATTTAGAAACATCGTATTTGCTAAAATCAATCTCCGGCAAATAATCATGAGGATTGGTGGACTGCGTAATGGCATGACCTAAAATGCCCGACAATTTTTCACAGTACAGTTCATACATTCTGTGCTGGATTACATAGTTGCTGTGATAGCCATGACCAAATAATTCGCCTTGAAAGGCACCACACCAGGTATTGATAAAGATGTCGCCGTCGTCGTTCTGTGCAATGCGAACCATTTTATCAATTTCTGGAATGTCGCTGAGATGTACATACTCGGCAGGCAGGTCCTGAACAATGCTGGGGTCATTGCGATGTGCATAATAAAAGGTGGCTTCGGGAATCTGATCGATGATATTTTTCACCCATCCTTTGCCTACAAAGCAATCACCATTGTGGAATTGATTGAAGAATACTATGTTCATGCTGGTCCTATTAAATAATTACTTTCAACGCTGGAAATAACTTTATAGCCTATGCTTTCTGTAAATACAAAATATGCGTCCAGAATCTGATCTGGGTAAATTTTGGTAAAATAACTATCAAATTCAAAGATGATGTAGGGCTTGCATCGTTTAATTGTTTCAATGGCTCCCATCATACCATGTAGATCCGAACCTTGAATATCAAATTTCATTACATCGACACGCTCAAGATTCAAATCATCAATCGTCATTGACTGAACTTTAATGGGTACCAGTTCAGGATCAATGCCCAGATTATTGTCTACAACGACCACACCCCAGCTGGCCGCTGTTGTTGGCAGTGGCTGATGTTTGCCCGGCGGCAGCAGCAGCGTTTCTCCACTGCAGTGCCAAACCGCATCGGCATGAGAAACAATGTTTGTAAATCCATTCTCTGCAAATGTTCTGTTCATGCATTCGTAGATCAATGGATTGACTTCAAATGCGTGTACGGTTCCATCGTATGCCATTTCAGCAAATGCCATGGCCATCTGTCCATAGTTACTGCCGACATCTAAAACCACGGAGTCTGGTTTGATGTAGTCTCTTAGTAGTTTCACTACATGATTGTCAAACATGTTTCCACCCATGATTTGTCGAATGACATGGTCGTCTTCAACCATGTCAGATTCAAACCAAAATTTCTTGCCAGTGGGTATTTCAAACAGGGAACAGGTTGTACCCAGCACTTTAGTTGATGTCATTAATTTTCCTTGCATAGGGGGAAGATGGTATACAACCTGATCCCATACTGGCATTAACCAAGTACCTTGAAAGATGGGCAGGGAACTATCATCTTACCACCCCGAGCAAAGAACTCGCTCTCGCGACTTTCAAACTCGTCGATAAAATGCCAGGGCAGCACCAGCAGATAGTCTGGTTTGGCGGCGCGCATTTCTTCTTCACTGACAATGGGGATGTTGGTACCAACAGTCTTTAGTCCAAACTTATAGGGTGAGCGTTCCGCAATGGCAACAATGTCTTCATTGGTCAGACCAAAGTATTGCAGCAGAGTATTGCCCTTGGTGCTGGCGCCATAACCATAGATTGTTTTTCCTTCAGCTCTGGCCTGGCGAACGAAATTAACAACATCATTTTTAAGCTTGTTGAGACGGGCATTAAATTCTGACCAAGTGTTGGCGCTATCAATTGGTCGTTTGCTTTCATATTCATAGACCTGACCTACGCGCATGCGACAGACATCGCGCAGGGGAGCTGAACCAAAACTTGATTCCGCAGCAATCACCTTCTGCAGACTAATACGGAAACTACCACCATTGGTATCGTTCAGGGAACAATCCACAATTTTAAATCCATGCTGGCTAAACAACTTGTTGATGCTGGTCAGGTCATAGTAGTAGACGTGCTCATGACAGATATTGTCAAAGGCCAGTTGATTAATCATCAGTGGGGTATAACTCATCTGCAGTACCAGCAATCCATTGTCGTCCAGTACTTCATACAGGTCCTGAACAAATGGATGTGGATCAGCCAGGTCATAGAACATGGCGATGCAGGTAATTACCTTGGGTTTTTTCTTGGTCATTTCCCAGTAGGCCTCTGATGTGAAGTATGTCTGGTTGACTGTAGCGAACTTTTTAGACTCGGCATAGTAACTGTCATCGCAGGGATCAATACCAAACTTTTGAATGTTGTGAGGGATCGCCTTCAACAGCGTGCCATCATTGCAGGCAATATCCAGCCAGGCATCACCGTCTTTTAGTTTAACCCGGCTGGTAATTTCAGCGACAATGCCCTGCAATTCCTTGGTCATGCTGGCATTAATTCCTGAACGATACCAATACTGTCCCCACATAGAGGAATGTGGTGGTTGTTCTTTGAGACGCGGAGCACCCAGAGCAGGATCAACGTATAGATCTAAACTATACTTTTTGCGGTCCAGGTTGTCTTCTTTAATAAAATCACTGACATAATGATTTCCCAATTCGAGTACTTTTTTCATACTATTTCCTTATAAGATTTTTCTTCAATAATTGCTGAGCCATACGATCTATTTATCCGCAGTTTGTGCTTGGCACGTTTGTCATTGTTGTCGTGTATGCTAAATGCAGTATCAATAAATTCCTGATCGGTTCTGGGATTGCGCATCAGCTCACGAATTTTATCTTCCAGATCCCAACCAGCCTTGTTGATCTCATACATGATACGATACAAGTCATCAAACTCGGCATTGCCAATCAGATTCTTTTCCATGATCTCATTGAGAATACGAAGTTCGTTGCTCACATTGACTAATTTGGCTGGGTCGTTCAGCGAGTTTTGTTTGATCAGCAGTATGGTTATTTTATCCAACAATTCTGCTACACTGATGGGGATGTAAAGAATCATGCCAGTTGCTCCGCTTCAAATTCAGCAAGTTTAAGGTCACTGTCAATCATATCCTTGACCAGAGATTCAAAGGTATGATTGGGTTGCCATCCAAGTTCGGTACGAGCCTTGGTACTGTCTCCCAGCAGCAGATCTACTTCGGCTGGACGATAGAAAGCAGGATTGATCTTGACAATAATTCTACCAGTATATAGGTCTGTTCCTACTTCGTCAATACCTTCACCGGTCCATACTATCTTCATGTCCAGATGGGCAGCAGCAATTTCAATGAAATCACGCACACTATGAGTCTCATTCATGCTAATGACATAGTCATCGGGACTGCCCTGCTGCAGCATCAACCACATGGCTTCGATATAATCCTTGGCGTGACCCCAGTCACGTTTGGAATCTAGATTGCCTAATTCAAGCACACCCTTGCCAGTGGTCTTGATGGTGGTCAGCGCTCGGGTAATTTTGCGAGTAACAAACCCTTCGCCACGACGTGGACTCTCATGATTGAATAAAATACCTGCGCACGCATAGATGTTGTAGCTCTCACGATAGTTGGTGGTAATCCAGTGTGCAAATAATTTGCTGCAACCATAGGGGGAGCGGGGATAGAATGGTGTGCGTTCAGTCTGAGGTGTCTCCTGCACCTTGCCAAAGAGCTCGCTGGTGCTGGCCTGGTAGTATCGGATCTTCTTGGTTAGTCCCAGATCTCGTATGGTGTCCAGGATGCGCAGAGCACCCAGAGCGTCAACGTCTGCAGTATATTCCGGCAATTCAAAACTCACCATGACATGACTCTGTGCTGCCAGATTGTAGATCTCATCGGGTTGAATCTTGCCAATGATATTTCTCAGATTGGTGGAGTCAGTCAAGTCTCCATAGTGCAGAGTAACTTTATTTTTGGTATTGCGGAGATTGGGGTGGTCGACAAAACTGCTATTTCGTCTGATCAGGCCATGTACCTCATAGCCTTTTTCAAGCAGCAGTTCGGCGAGATAACTTCCATCCTGGCCGCTGATGCCAGTAATTAATGCTTTTTTCATTGTATTCCTTCATCAAAACAATTGGGGCGGTTGCCCGCCCCATAATTTAGGCTATGTGTTTACTTTCGTACTCCATGCGTGCTAATATATATTCCTTCACGATCGCGCTGCGTACAATGTCGTCAACTTCAAATTCCACTGTCTTGAAGCTGGGCATTGAGTCAGCAATGGCCATGAACTTTCTTAACCCACTCAGATCGGTCTTCTTATACAGATCGGTCTGACGGAAATCTCCACAGAAGATAATCTTGCTACCATCACCAACACGAGTCATGATTGAGTTTAACTCCATGTCGGTCATGTTCTGACATTCATCCACAATAACAATGCTATTGTCCAGAGTAATGCCACGAACAAAACTGGTGATCATGAAATTGACGTGCTTCTGTTCCATGAGTCTTTGCCAGGCATCGTGACGATTATAAAATAGACGACTGCAGATGTCAATATAGGGAGCCTGATAAACTTCGGTTTTTTCCTTTTCATCACCGGGCAGGTGACCAATTTCACGGCTAGGCACGGCACTGCGAACAATCACAACCTGATCATACCGATTTGATTTATTCAGAACTTCTTCCAGTGCCTTGTACAATGCAATGAAAGATTTGCCAGTTCCAGCTACTCCATGCAACAGTATACACTCTGCTCCATGTTTATAAATGTCGAAAAATTTGTGCTGATTCTCCGTTAACGGTTGGATGGTTGATAGATCATCTAGTGTTACCTTTAACTTTTGATGATTGCTTTTTAATGTAACAGCTGGCGCCAATTGCAGAGCTTGTTGAGATTTGCGTGCCATGGTTGCCCTTTTTTTCGTGGTTGATGTTTCAGAAAAGAAAAACCCAGACGTACGAGATACTTCCCGCAGAGGTCTGGGCCGTGTTATTCTTTTTCTGGCTGTCAATGTAATACCATTAAAATTTTGAGTTGAGTGTCGATGCTGAACCGTTGGCAGCATGGATACGTTGCAGGACCTCCTTAAATCCTCCGTCTATTTTTCTCAGACCCAATCTTACAGGATCACCAATACTGGGAGCACCGCCGATAGTTTTTATAACTGTTCCTGCGTCCTGACAACTAGGACAAGGCTGGTTCGTAGGTAGGTGCATGTTAGCAATGGAATGAAACTGCTCAAAATTGTGATCACATTTTTCGCATTTGTATGAATAGGTTGGCATATTGTTATTTATATTTTTTAGACTGCTACATCTGCTGTCTGGTGTTTATTCGCTCAATAGTACCGATAATATGAATAGCCAGACGACGAGCTCTAGATGAAAGTAATTCATTGATGCTAGCCTGAAGCAGGCATCGTTCCACACTCTCAGCATCCATGCTTGAAAGTTCGTCTGCTGTAATCTTATACGGTCCATGTAGGTTGATAGCGGCGACTGTGACATTGATTTCCTCGTCGGTGTATAGGCTAATAACCGTACTTTGTTGAATACGGGGTTTGCGGGGAAATACAAGTATGTCGGCCATACTTGTATTTATATTACAGGGCAGTTATTAGTTTGTCTCTGGCCAGGTTCTTGGCTTTACTTTCACATTGAATATCAAAGTCTGGGGCAAAGCTCAGCGCCCAGGTATTGACTGCGTCGTTCCAATAGTAGTCACTGTGTGCTCGCAGGTTGCCCCGTTTGACCCCGGACTGAAGCAGACCTGCAAGGTCGGGACGGGTGCGGGTATCGTGTCCAACAAGTACATCTTCTCGGCTAATGCTATAATGCATAGCAGGGCGCACGCCGCGCCAGCTGTCTTTAATACGTGTAACGCGTTCGTCATCTGGTTCAATGTATTCTCCTGTGCGTACCCAATGGTGGTGGATGTCTAGAACCAATGCGACGTCATCCTGGAGTTCGAGGCTGGCGTCCAGGCCGTGCTTGGTTTCGTCGTTTTCAATGGTGATACAATTGCGGGCTTCGGGACTGAGCCGACCCAACACGTCTTTGATGCCCTGTGCGCCACGCTGTCCGCTGATGTGGACGTTGATTTTAAAGTCCTGGAATTTCTGGCCGTAGCCCATCCATCTAGCCATATCTGCATGATATTCAAACTCCTCTATGCTGCGTTCAACAATGCTTTCATGATGACTTGCCAGTACACAAAACTGACCAGGATGAAAGCTGAGCCGAACACCAGCCCTTCGAGCACGGTCGCCCACAGCAGCGAAATGCTTTTCGGCATAACTGCGTACATCAGCCTGACGCCAGAAATAGCTCCAAGTAGACTCAGTATAAACTGGAAGCAGATCACTGCCAAGCCGTACCATGCGACGTTGTTCATCTAAACTGCCCACCCTTTCAATCAGTCTATCAATGCTGTCAATATTATGCACCATTAAATCCCAGAGCCGCTGTTCGGCCACTTTCTTTTCCTGACGGTTAAGCCAGGCTACTGTGGTGCAGCGGGTGTTCAGGGCCTTGGCAGCATCGTCTTTACCAAAACCATTGATCTGGTCCGGCGTGTCGATCCATTTACAACAAAAACCAATTTTGCTCATGATATACTCGATAGTGGATTATAGTCAATTATAGTATGAATTGCTGTTACAGTCAAATGCTATTCACCGTTTGTGGACTCGCAAAATTTTGACCTGATCCTTGGGCGCTAGATAGCAGCGGGCAGCAATTGTCTGGCGGCCGGTGCCGGGATCTTGGAATGTAGTGGTCTCCATGAGATCCTGATCCAGCATGGCGGTTGCCAGCTGAGTAGCCAGTTTGTGGCGCATCAATTTTCGCCATTCCTCATCGTTCATAACAAGCTCATTGACAGCGTCAACCTCTATCCTGGCCATTATCATTCGACCACCAATGGCATAATCTTGGCTGCTGAACTCTATGGCGGGATCAAAAAGATCTGGAGTTGGGTAACCCAAAGGGCCCGGCGGCTTACTCATCTGCACACACTCAATTCTGAGTCTGGGTTATCCCAACAGGCATTGCGATACCGGTAGACAAAGTCGCACAATCCCTCATAGCTTCCCCAGCCATTTTCCGGATTAAACTTCTGAAATTTTTCTGGGTCTGATAGCAGTATATTCCATCCTTCATCCAGTAAGTCTGCAATTTCTCGGGCTTTGGTGAACTGCAGTTCTTCTGGTCGCCAAAGGATGGTGTACAATGTCACTGTTCCAGCCATGTAAGGTATCTTAACCTCTGCGGCCATCTTGCCCAGGTTGTGTGTAATGTTGGCACTATAAACTGAAGTTGGTTTAGTCACCATTAAATCAACATCAAGACTCATTTTTTATTCTCGCTTCAAATCATTGTCATATTCCTTGCCCACTTCTGGATCATAGTCTTCCAGATACTGTTTGATGTAGGTCATGGCCTCCAGAGCCTCGGCTTCAGTACACTTGTATACTTCCATGAAGAATAGGGGAATCTTGGCCGGATCCTGGCTCATGATATCAATCAATTCGCCAAACTCCCAATCAATGGTGTGCTCCATGTCAAGCCACAGACTCAGTTTACCATTGACATTATAGAAGCTGTACCAGCTGCTGTTGCTCCAACGACTATAACTCATAAAGATACCATTTTACCATTTTTAATTTCAACATCAACACAGGTGCCTTCTAATGTTTCAATCCTGCCCTGTCCTGCTTGTTTGACCAGATCTCTCATGCGTTGTTTTTGTTTTTCTAGATCGGCCATGCACAGTTCTTCAGTTATATAAAATCCAGTTGACTGCATGAACTGACAGTTGGCATTGATACAGATAAACAATAGAGGAATAAAGATAGTCATCATTCACATCTTCCTGTATGTAAAGTACATCAACATTCCAAAGAATGCTACAATGCAGATTGGTACAACAATAAACACACCTATGGCCTGAATTATTTCAACTGTCATTCTATAACTCCAAAATGCTTGAGTATGGTTTTGTCAATCCTGCGCTGGTACTGCTCGTCGGTAAATGTGCCGGGAAACTGTGCTGCACATTCTCTCACAATCAACTCGGCGAACTTTTCTTGAAAGTCATCATCAAATGAATAGTCATAATCTTCATCATTACCTTCATTGGCTTTATCCAACGCATATTGTTCAGCCTGTTTGACAAGTTCTTTAATTCGTTCGTTCATTTCACCGCCTTGGCATCATCGGCCTGTGTCTTGTCGTCTCTGAACTCTACGAACACTGGTAAGAACAGACTCTCTACGTCTGAATTCTTGTCCTGGATGCGGGCATTGTATTTGATGGCCACGACTCTACCAACACTGTTCCCTGCAGTAATGCTATCGCGATCACGATCGCTAAAGCCCGTACCCACATTGACTCGGATACCACCACAAGCAGACTCAAGAACCAAAGCACCAAGACGACCCACATTTTTTCCTGTCCCTTCTTCCCAATCAACGACCAGCAGGTCGCATTCCAGCTCGCCCTTGAATTTAATCAGGCTCTTGCTGCGCTTATTTTCCCAGATGCCAGTACGCGTCTTGAGAATGATACCTTCCTGACCTTCGGCCAAGAATTGATTGAACAACTTCTGTGCACTCAATAAGTCGTCTACCTGTCGGCTATACACCATGTCCACATAATGACCCAGATGTGCCTTGGCACCCTTCATGTCACTAACGGCATTGCACAACTTGGCCAATCTGATATGGTAGAGTTCGTTTTCTCGACCAGCCTGGAAACCATCCAGGCAAATAGCATCCCAGAGGGTAGCGCGCACATTCACTGCTTCTTGCACACTCATGGTACCTTTGACTGCCTTGTTCAGGATGCCATTGCCGGTCTTGCGATCGCAGATCTTGCCTGCTGCATCCACCACGACCAGCTCACCATCAAACACCATGTCTACGCCATAGTAGTTGGCCATGTGAATGAAAGGCAGGGCAATGCTGGGGTCAGGTATGTTGACCTCTTTGCCATTGCGGCTTCGGAATTCACAGGCACCATTCTTGACCACAGCATTGAAACGCATGCCATCCATTTTAAGCTGGGCAATGGCTGGAAATACAACCTTGTCCACCAGCTTCTGGTCATAGGCTGAAGCCAGCATGCAGGGATATTCCGGAATCAGACCAGGCCAGATTTTATTGACTGTGGCATCGCTCACACCACATTTTAGGTCCTTGGCAATGATGCGTTCAATTACCTGGGCATCCTCGGCGCTGACACTGCTAAGAACAATGCGCAGATGGTCAATGCCGGCATTGCCGGTTACTGTTCGACTACTTAGAAGTTTGAGACGCAAGATGGCCTTGTATAAAGGATCCTGCTTCTTTTCTGGGACAGTATCATATTCGGGAATCTTGCGAATATAAAACTGAGTAAATGGATCCAGCGCTAGCTTGATCACATCCTTGAGCAACTGATTATCCCGATTGGCGGTCAGGATGGCTTCCTTGGCCAGGCGGCTATTGTCTGCCGCTAGGTTGGTCAAAATACCAAGAATATTATTCACACTTGACTCCCAGTTGCTGCAATTGACGCTTGAAATAACTCAATACTTCGCTCCAGTGTTGCTTGGCCCATTCACTGCGAGCATTGGCCAGCACTGCCTCCACCCTTTCCATTCTAGTCATTGTCAATTCAATCATATAGTCTCCTACTGGTTGGTTCATGACTTGATTATAGCAGAAGTCTGATTTTTTGTCAAGCATTTTTTCCGTGCGCATGGCTATAACGGTGCGACCGAAATGATATCTTCTTGCCCTTCTTGTCCCATTGCTCGGCCAGCTCTTTCATGCGAGCTGTAACTGCGTCTTCGGTCTTAGCTACACCAGCATACAACCAGGCCTTGCCACGGCCCAGTTTATCTATGGGCTGATATTCCATGATGTGGAATACGGATTGATCAATCATGGCTCCCACCTTCGGTTTCTACTTCTTCAGGGTCATAGGCATAGCTGGTTGTGCTGGCCTTGACCGTCCCTGTGGCTGTATTGGTGATATTCTCATACAGCAGCTCAAACTGTTCATGCTCGGCAACTTCTTCGCTGTAATTGCGGCGATGGTAAACCTTGGCCATGCGGCGAAAGATCTTTTTATCTAACTCAAACTTGTCGCAGGTTTCCTTGATAATGTCTTTGATTAGATCTCGTTCGGCTTCAGTTCTTGTCAGACTGTTTGATATTTCCTGCAGGGATTGCTCGATTTTCTTGCGGTCCGCTGGATTGCTTGGTACGTTCATCACGAAACTCCTCTATTGAATGATAAGGCCAAAAAATACGTACTGGGCTCCAGTACTTAGAAAAAATATTGTTGATTACTACTGCACCGGCTGCTATGACTATCAGACCAAGCATAAACAATATGGAACCAACAAAAAAGATAGCTGCCTGATCCAGTGTCATGTGGTCTCCAGATCAGGTTGATTGCGGTTTTTCTTCTCCCTTGGTCGGATTTCACTGGCCAATTGGGCATCAATCATGGATCGCTTGATGACTCCACGCTGATGTGCATCGTGAATACCACTAAAGGTCCACTTGAGATGCTTGCGCATTTTAAAACTTGCTGTTGGTTTCAACATATCACCCTCTTCGCATTTTGCTGATATCCTCAGCTTCTTGGTTACTAAAAATCGGCACCATGTTGCTTTTGTGCATGGTACCTATACCCTTCATCTTATCGCCTGTGTATACCTTGGTAGGCTGTGGCGCAGTCGAACCGCCACCAGTATCCACGCTCTTATAGATGCGGCTGGACCGGCCTTCAGGCACAGTAAGACGATATACATCCTTCAGAGTCTTTTTCTCAGTCTTTAATTTCATGGGAGGATATTTCTTCATGAGCTCATTCCATCCAGCGTCAAGCTCACGCGCGCGGGCAGCTTCTGTGGAATTGCGGAACTTGTGTCGGCCTTTTTTCTTGCCAGCCATGCTGAGCCAGGGACCTTCAAGATGCATTGTCATGACGACTCCTTTGATAACGATACTCACGCTTGAGCCAATACTTGTAGCGAGCCCAGTACTCTTGCATTGTATAGGGATTCTGCGACAATGTCAAGTATTCTTCCTTGTTTTCTATCCAGATGTTCTGCACCCAGATGCGAAACATCGACGATTTCATTTTGTCTTGATCATGCCGTGAAAGAAACCATTGATGATGGTCACCGCCACCCAGGTATCGAATGTATATCCAATGCTGAGGTTGAACAGATGATTTAAACTCCAGGCCACACACAATGGAAAGAAGACGAAGTATATAACAATCAGCAGCAACATGATGCCCATGATGCCCATGCCCAACTTCAATTCAAAAATTTCATTCAATTTAATCATAACCACTTCCTGGTTAGTTACAGATTTGTTGCTGGCCCAGATACTGGCCATACACATTGTACACTGACTCGACGCGACACTGACGTTGCAGTGCAAAGGGGTCGCCCTGCGGTGGGCCGAAGTCGCGATCGCGATACACAATCACTGGCGGTGCCTGATGATATACTGTAGGCGGTGGAGCATAGATGGGGTACGCAGGCTGCACATAGACAGTGCGCGGCTGTGTGAGTATGTTGCCAATGATTAGGCCACCAATAAATGCACCAGCGTCGGCATGCGCAGGCGCAGTGGCGAGCAAGGAAACAGTGGCAAGAGCCAATACAATCTTTTTCATGTCTACTCCTTAGAATGTAGTTACAATCACTGGACTGGGTTTGCGCACACTATTGCGCGCACGACCCAGACCGCGGCCAACCTTGGCCTTGCGCTCACGCTGCACAGCGGCCTTGCTGACTTTCTTCACGGGTTCGGCCTCCCGACGGAAGATATAACAACGGGTATTCTCAACAACTTCAATGGTTACATTCATTTTCTAGGCCCTTTCTCATTTAACGTACCATTATTATAGCACCTTTTCACTGGTTTGTCAAGCCCAGAAAACATCAATGAAATCAATGGGTTATACAGTCTCTTTGGCGGCAGGTGCCTGTTTTTCAGGCAGAATACCTGGAAAAGCCTTGCGAACCATGCCTTCAGTCAAGCCTTTGTACTTCTTCTGCAGAGCCTTGTCTTTAAGCGCCACCAACATCTCGGCTTCAATGGCATTCACGCCCTCCAGCATTTGGATGTAGATGTTTTCTATCTGCAGGCGTTTGAGATTTTTAGGACGGCGTGGATGATCTTTGATAATCAAATACAGGCGACGGCTCTCGGCATAGAAGTTACTCTCAGCC